AAAGGTTCTTCTAGGCACCAGTGCCATGAAAGGTTTCAAGAAGCACTGAGGTTTTTTGGCTGAGAAAGAAAGGGGGGGGTTTAGGAACGGTCGCACCAAGGTATGTAATCCGTCCGACGAGGCCCAGACCCAGAGCCGGAGGGCTTGTTAGGATCTGGCCTAGGTTTGCAGTGGCGTTTAGTTTCCGTCCGCATGACCCGAGTTTTGGAGGGTTCCTGATCCGTTTTTATACGGGGACGGGAGGTTTTAGTCGGAGCAGTTTTGAGGACAGGAGCGACACGTTGTTGAGGAACCCGGCGAAGGGTCGCAGGGTTCTTGAGTTTTAGGAGGCGGTTGGTTTCCGCCAATTGTTTAGCGCGGTAAGCACGTTGTTGCCGCGCAAGTTGAGCAGCCCTACGAGCAGCAGTTAGACGCGCAGCACGTTGTTGAGAGGCCAAAGAAGGCCCAGTGACTGGTTTTTTGTTCGTAGTTGACGAACCGCGTCTTGCAGATTTTCTAGCCATTGCAATTTATCCTATCGAATTGTGTCCAATCGGGATCGGTACCGTACAGATGCCGCCACCGCTGGATATATTGATCCGCCATTTGCACGGAGTACCTATGGCCGGAGGGGATGGTATATTTCCACAGTTTGCCCTGTGGCGTCACGACGCCCGGGACGGTGTAAACAATACCGTAAGGCCCCGCTAGATGGCGACGCTGTTCAGCGGCCAAGCAGGCCCAGTTTAGAAGATACCGTTTGCCGAGGCCGGGAGATGGACGGACGGCAAGACCGCCCTTGTCCAAATAATCGTACAGATAGCCAGCCGATCCGGCCATCGAGCGCGGAACTTCGTATTGAGAGTTCCCACGAGACCACCCGTAGTAACGGGACGAGAAGTTGAGCGGGAACTCAGGCACCACATCCTGAAAGAACAGGAGGGAGTGCCAGTGAGGGCGACCAGTTTTTTCGCCGTACTCACCCACGGTGAAGTGAGCCACGGCATATTTGCGCCGCAGCGAAGCGAAGTAAGACTTCACATGCGCCAGCGGCAAAGATCGCCCAGTTTCGAGGTGTTGATCATCGTAGGTCAGAGTAGCGAAAAGCACGCATTTCGATGTATGGGCCTCAGCGCCAAGGCGACCGAGGACAAAACGCCGCTGGCGATCCTTACATCGAGGGCACTTTCGGCACTGCCCAAGTCCGTTAGAAGTTCTCACAGGAGCATCACACCTCATAATTTAGTGTCCTGATGTGCATTAATAGACAAGTCAGTAGTAATGCAGCGGGAAGCGCTCGTTAAAGCGCTTCTCAGACCAGAACAAATGGATGGAGCCATACTGGAGGTTGGCAACATCCGGTTGAGGGAAAAAGTGGAGGCCGTGACGTTCACAAGAGGCCGTGATCGTCTGATGGACGAAGGGTTTCTCGACCTCGTTCACGTAGTCGCCCGACAGGTTGTAAAAGACCATCGCGTCCGAAACGATGAAGTTCATCGGTATCCGCTCGGACTTAAACCGTTTTTGGGCGTCACGGGCAGAGGCCAAGGCCGCCTGAGCGAGTTGATCCTCGTAACGGCGGTTTTCACGTTCCCTTTCGAGAGCGTCAAAATACGCTTCGTAAGAGCCGGAGGCCGTGAAGGGGCGGATTTCGCCAGTGTCTAAGACCCTTTCCACCTTGAAGTGGAACCTTTTGATGGCGCTGGCGCTTACGGCCAGCATCCGCTTGACCTCCGAAGTGTTGACGGCCCGACGCTTACGCGGCCCGAAGTTCACAATGATGGGCCCCGCCGGAGGTTTGTCAACATACCGGACCGGATCGTCCTGGACTATCCGCCGGACGACCGCGTCCAGTTCGCCGCGCTTTTCAGCATCGCCGAGGTAGTCAGCCTCCCATTTGGTGTAGATGTTGGTGAATTGATTGATCGCAGAGCGCCCAACAGGGTCTTGCGCGAACTTTCCATGGAGCAAAGGCTCACGAAGTTTTAGGAAACCGTCAAAATCCACTGATTTATCCTTTTAAGAGTTAATTGAAAAAGGGGGGCAAAGCCCCCCTTTTGTTTTTATTCCGAGAGGCGTTTCGCCATGTCAGCCAGCTTCTGTTTCATGGCGGCCCCGCGCTCGGCCAGCTTCCTTTCGAGTTCTTTAGCACGGGCATCCTCGATGGAAGGAAGTTCCAGACTGGTCAGGGACAGATCGCATGTGCGGCTGTTTTGCGGCCTATAGGCGCGTTTCATGACCGTCCGGGGGGGTACCCCCCTAGCAACGGTCACATCAACGTCAGAGACGCTTGTGGGCCGCTCGGGCAGGTATATTTCGCCCGGTGACACGAGACGGGACTCAGTGTTCACCCCCTTCCCGAAGCCAAATTTGGCCGTGCCTTCCGAAAGGAAGGTAACGACATCGCCTTTCTGGACGTAGGTCATTGATCATTCTCCGTTGGTGTTTCGTCGGTTTCCGATTCAGCGACAGGCGCTTCGTCGTCTTGCTGTTCCGGTTGCTCATTTTGCGCAGCCGCAGGACCGTCGGTCCCGTCACCAGCAATCAGAGAGCGATCTACCCGCTCAGAGATAGCATCATAATCCCCGATACTTTCGCGGAGCATCGGCCCGATATAGGTCAGCCCGCTAACCCGAGCGTCACAGGCCATCGAGAACTCGAAGCTGTCCTGATTGGCATCGAGGAAGATTTCCTTGGGAAGATCGGTGGCGAGATACATCTCTTTCGAGAGGGTCGGATCAATGGGTTCAGAGGCCCAAACCCGGTTTCGATCTTCGGACCAGACGGCCAAAGGATCGCCCCGGTAGAATTTACCACCGAGGTTGAACGACTTCCGGACGTAGCCGTGATTGAGCGGGGCATACCCGAACAACCCGTTGGGATCGGTGTGGGCCACGTCCACATGGAAGTTCTCGACTATCTCGACAGGTTGAGCATCGAGTTGATCGAGCAGGCGATCTGGTCGCCGTGTGTCATTGTCGGACAGGAAGTGATAGTCCGCGCTACGTTCCCAGAACTGCTCAGGGACAACTTCCGCCATGATCACGACGACGCCGCCAGTGTTCATTTGCGGTGTCCGCAAAGTCATAGCGGCACCCGCAACGCCGTTGGTCGCCGACACGTCGAGGTTTTCAGCATCGGACGAGTACCGTTGCGTCATGCCGAACGGCACCTTTTGACGGGCAAGCAGGATGGGTTTGGTCGCGTATGCGGTCGGGACCGCAACACCGGACATGAGCAAGTCAGTTAGCTGATCATCATCAAGCCCGGAATATTGTTGCCGGACTTTGGCCCACCCTTGCATCTCACGAGCAAGGTTGATGTTAGCGACCGAGATCGTAAGGCCCTGCTCTTGCATTTCAGTGAACAGTTGACCGACCGCGGTACCCGGCTCGTTCTTAAAGCGGAGTTGTCCACCGCCAGCAGCTTCGAGAAGCGTGTTATCGCCGTTGCCGTCGAGAGCGGAGAGGTTTTCCAAACCATCCACCGTGTAGACAGCATCCGCCCGAACATTCGCGCGACCGTCTACAACGTTGAGGGGGACCTCACCCTCGATGGATGGAGCATCGAAGGTAGGTTTGACGATCCCCATCTGGTCATTATCGAAGAAGGCAGGGAGAAGCCCGGCGAGGCCGGGACGTTCCACTTTCATGACTTCCCAAAGTGCTTCGGACCGGGAACGACAGCGGTACTCGAAGACCTTGTCGTAAGCCTCAGCATAGTCGGAATTGACATAGACGTTCGCCGGGTCGGGAGCATGGAAGCCGCCAACTTCATAGATATTCCGTGGGGTTTCCCCGTTGGAATACGTGAACTTGTTCAGATCGTTCCAGTTGATATAGGAACCATCCATTTCCGGTTGGCCCATGTAGGCACGGTTCAGAGCATCCATTGACCCGCCGAAGCGATCAAAGGCCAGCTTGGGAACCGCGTAGGCCGAAAAGACGCAGTGAACGGTGTTCAGCAGCAAGTCAGCGGTTTCGGCCATATACGCACGAAGTTGAACTTGAGTGGTCTCAAGAGCATCTTCCCGCAGAAGCGGGATAAAGCCGAGCGGGATAGCAAACCCCGCATCGCCGGATGTGACCGTGCGTATTACATCAGGACGGACGGTTCTCGTAAACGAGACCGGAGTGGTTTTGAGGCGGTCTGCCATGGGTTGGTTCTGCATTTGGTTCTCCTTATTGCAGAGGAAGCCCGGTCCATGTGGAGCCGGACTGTGGTCGTGGTTGGTCAGGGTAGAAGCGTTGCATCTGATAGCGTTCGCCATCGCCCATTTTCATAACGGGACCCTGCCCTTGAGTTTTGGAACGCACGGAATCGACAAGCGATCCGGCGCCACGCCCGAGGTTATCACCGACAACCATTGGCGTGACGACAGCCTGATAGGCCCAAGTAGCCGGCCCTCCGTCGCCAAACCATCCTTCCACGGTTTCACCAGTGGGGATGTAGGAAGGGAAGCGAAAACCCGAGTACGAGTTTTTAACGCCTTCCTCTTTGGCGCGGAATTCTTGCGCTTCGTCTACGATCGTAGCCTGATCGACAACATCGAATTGAGTTGTCGCAGGAAGGATCGAGGGCCTCAGCTCTTGCGCCACGGCATTAGAACCCGCCGCATCGCCCGACACGTCACGCACGGGGCCGCCGACAGGACGGGACCCCCACGCGCCGGGGGCTTGGTCGGTTTTAAGGCTTTCAGTCTGCGCTTTGATGAGGTCGATTTGCGCTTCCGCAAGTTCTTGGTCCTTCCGTTGGTTCCAATAGTCGCCAACTCCGTTCAGAACCGCAGCGGCGATCATCGAGCCGGTATCAAAGTCGTTTGCGCCCGCTTGCGTTTGGGTCATTTGACCCCCGCCAGCTTGAAGCGCAGTAAGTGGGTTGAAGCCAGCGCGTTGCGCACCTTCAACGATCCACTTGTATTTCTTTTCCTCCGTCCGTTGCATGACTTTGAGTTGATCTGACAAGGATGGCCCCTTGTTCATGAATCCACCAAGCAACGAACTGGCGGCCCCGATGGCCGGAGCGACCCAAGCAGCCATTATACCGCCCCCGGAAGGGGTCGAGCGCCAGCACCGAAACTGTCATCGCCGCCCCCGGCGGAACAGTTTTCGAGACAGCGCGGCTGATAGTTATTGTCGCAGCCCGCCAAGACGGCCAGAGGGAGGAGTATCGCCAAGGCGAGACACAGGAAAATATAGACCTTGCCTATAATCCAGAGGATATCGGACATAATGTAACCTTTCTTTCCGAGAAAAAGCCCGTAAGACAGGCTTAGGGGAAAGAAATGCGAGCAACAAGGTTTTTCTTCATTAGAAACATTTGCTGCGGTCCATTAGTCGGTTCTGCGGACACCCCCGCAAGCGGGGACCCCCGTCCTTGAGCGCGTCCCGCGCGGGAAGAAGCAGAAAGGTTCTTCTAGGCACCAGTGCCATGAAAGGTTTCAAGAAGCACTGAGGTTTTTTGGCTGAGAAAGAAAGGGGGGGG